ACCATATTTTTCGGTAGAATCTGGTAGTTCTGTTTTAACAACAATGTCAGTTTGTCCCTCTAACTTTTTCTTTAGCCATTCCTTAACTTCAAGTCCTAATGCTTTTTCTTTTGCATCAGTTGTTCTGCTCTCTGGGGTATCGACACCAGCAAGACGAATTCTTTTTTCTAAACTTATATCAAACCCTAAATCTATTGACGCATCTATTGTATCACCATCTACAACTTTTAAAACTGATTTAATCCTATAAATGTATGGGTCTTTATCTGCCATTAGAAAGGAAACTTAATACTTCCAGTATTTATCTTTGGAATAGGCAGTTTTTCAAATGCTTTACTAACCTGCTTCTCCACAACAGCACCAACAAACTCTTCTGGGTTGTCCAGAATCTTCTGTGCTTTTTGATAGGTGATATATGCTCCTACACCAATCGCAGCACTAATGCTTAGACTCGTCAGGGACAGAATCAGACTTATGTGTTTCATCGTTCATCTCCTCATATGCTAACTTTAATATGTAGTAAATGATATATGCCGTAAAGGCAAGACCGCAGGATAAAATTATAACTACTCCCCAAGGAAATTCATTCATTCCACCAACCCTCTTCTTTGTGTATCCATACTTTCAGGTCTTTTATATATTTCCTTAATATATCTGCTTGTTCCTGATGCCAAAAATCACCCGTCTCTAAAAAAAGACGGGTGTGATTATCTATGGCTTTGAGTATGTGATAGATGGGAGGATTCCAACACTTCCTTTTAGGAGTGTTCCATTCTCGTGGCACGGGATTACAAGCGAGTGTATTTGATTGTATCTAAAATATTCCAACTGGCAACTACCAGGACTAATTTCAGAATAACCAACTATTAAAAAAGCAATGAGTTCCATTACTTCTTTTTGCCACCATTCTTTGCCTTCTTAGCGGTTGCATTCCCTTGGTTCTGCTTTTTATTACCAGCAGAACCTTTCTTACCTTTGTTAGGTGACTTAGACATTATGCTCCTGTGCGGGGTGTAACGAATCCTTCACCTTCTTCACCTTCAACCTTAGTTTCAAGTGCTTCTACTCTCTCTTCAAGAGATGTTTCTCTTGTAGGAGCAGTTTTTTCTACTACTGGTTCTGGTGCGGGAGTATCAACTACATACTCAGTTCTTTGCTCTTCTTTTTTGTGATCATCGTCGTCATCGCCGCCTTTCTTCATTGTATTGATACCAAAGGTGGCAGCAGACGCTGTGAAGACGGTAGCAATAAAAGTGGGGTCCATCTTTGACAGAGCCCCAGCATAACTTGCGGTAAGAAGAGCAGCAGACCATCCGAGGATGGCAATACGAATTACTTGCCCCAAAGCATTCTCCTTTTTCTTGTCCATCAGTCCGTGTGATGAAGTCTCTCCTTATTTAGGTTTTTAGAACCTAAACTTGATTTTACCAGCAATCGAATTGTTGGTAACACCGTTGTTTAAACCATGAGAACCTTCAATAATCAACATCTCTTTATAATCAACAGAGGCAGTTACACCATAAGAATTGTCAGTTGCATAAGCACCTTCCACACTCATACCAAAAAGGTCTTTCTTCTTACCACCGAATCTGGTTTCAAGTTTAAGTCCTGCTTCACCAACATGAGTTGTATTGCTAGTTGCGTCAACACTTCTTGCTGATCTAACATCACCAGTTTCAGTATAAGCGTTTCTGCTTACATTTTGAACGGTATGTCCGACAAATGGATGTAACCATTTTGTAAGATGTAAATAAAGTCTGTTTGATACCCACCACTCCGAACCAGTGGTTTCTCCCTGATTATCAAATACACCTTCTACGGTTCTGGAATAATTATACTTACTATTTGCAATCGCAGCATTAGTATTAAGAGTAAGAGTATTACCATGGAAGGTATTAAAGATTCCATGAACATCTTTATTCTGTTTTGCAGTTGAATCTACACCACGGAGATTAATATTCACATTATTATACTGATAACCAACAGTCCAACCTTTGGATAAGTCTAACTCAAATCCACCACCGAAGATTTTAGAATCAGCAGAATATCCATCAGCATTGTAGGATTGAACAAATCTGTTGTTTTCAAATACTCTAAACTTCTCTTTGGTTCTGGATGGTTCGTGATTTAGAAGTCCATTGATACCATCATTAATACCATCAAGAACTTCTAACTGATCAATACGACCGAAGTAATCTCTGGAAGCATAATACTCTGCATATGAAGTGCTGGTCTCATAGGTAATGACAGAAGGATCTGTTGTGACTACGGTAGGAGCACCGTTAGTATAGACCTTTGTATATACAGCAGTTGTAGTTACAGTTCTAACTGTTGGTGTCGTAACTCCTGTTGTTGTGTGATGATTGACCTTTTGCTTAGCACCGTTCTCAGTCGCATCAAAACGATGGGTCTGAGTCACCGTAGGAGCAGCACCAGAAGGAGCATATGCAGTTCTTTGAACATCGTATGTTCTGGTCTTGACCCAATCAGGAACAGTTGCCTGTGTAACAACAGATGTACCAGAACCTGCATCTGCGGTTGATGTTGTGGTAGTTGGAGTGCCGTTAGTTGTTACGGTGCTTCCATCACTATAAGTATCAACTGTTGTTGGAGTTGTTGTGGTGGTAGTTGTGACAGTAGGAATAGTAATAACTTCTGTATCAGTATAATGCGTTTCGGTTTGATTACCATCAGCATCTACACCCATTACATGACGATGTGGTGTATTAGTTACCGTTCTTGTTCCATTACTGGTCGATGTAGTAACAATATCAGATCCAGCAGCAGAAGATACCACTGTTGGAGTTGATGGTGTAGAAGGTGTAGAAGGTGTAGAAGGTGTTACTGCTTGCCCTGTTGAATCATTGATACCATCTCCATCAGCATCACCCGATAAAAGACCAGCAGATAAAGTTACGGTTCCTGTGCGAATAACTTGTGAAGATGGATCCCAATCCATCGTTGGTTGTGCAATAGGATTGTAGGTAAACTGATAATCGCCAGCACCTAAGTTAGTAAAAGTAACACCTTGCCAAGTGTAACTTTGAGTTGAACCATAAAGAGCAGCAGGATCTCCATATGGAATTAGATTTACTCCATCGGACATGAAGTAATTTGTACCAGGAATCAATCCTGTTGGTTCTGTATTCTGTAGGAGAGTCCAGTTGACAGTTGTAGGTGCGAATGTATTTCCGTTGACACCTTGTAATGTCATTGAACCTTCTGTAAAAGTGGTTCCAGCGTGCCAAGAACCATACCAGAAAGTTACTGAACCTGCTCCATCTCCAACATATCCTAATGAGTTGGTATGTGCTAATACTGTTGTAGGCAATGTTCCCATTAATAAAGCAGACGCAGCAGCAAGCGCCTTTTTAGCGTAAGGCATAAAAATCCTCTGTGAGTTCAGTGTGTACTAAACGAAACAAACCGAAGTTATGTTAAAAGTAAAGTAATCACCGAATCACAGAGGACTCGGACTATGTAGATTCAGACCAGTTAAGATCAAGAATCAGTTATGATTGTAACTTTATTTATCCTTTCTTCCATGCTTCGCCTTCTGCCTTGCGGCGGCGAGCAAGTCCTGCTTCTACATTTGAACCAGGATTACGATACAGATAAAGAGCATCAGGAACTAAATCCCACTCCTTATTCTTTAAGCGTTTAGTAATAGTATTAAAGTTATCGCCACCGTAAAAACCGGCACCAAGATTATAAGCAAAGCTGAGCAGAGCGCCTCTTTTTCCATCTGACATTTCATTCCAGTGAGGAATCTTTTGGAGTGCTGGAATAAACTGACTCTTACACTGACTAATCAGTAGGTCATCTGCTTCTGCCTGCGAAATGCTATCCCCAAGTTTGAAAGGAGAACCATCTTTCTTACGAGTAGAACCCCAACCGATTGTGATTGGAAGTCCACCAGAAAGAGGGTCAGGATATGCATTTAAATGACATCCCTCAAACTCTTTAATCAACTTGATGCCCATCATTGGAACATCACCACTCGCAGTTACAGGAGCTGCAGCAGCAGGGGCTGGTGCAGCACTAGACTTTTTTCCTCTATAAATTTCTGCCCAGTCAATATTATCTTCCAAATATTTGACGGGAAGATTGTCTTCTAACCACTGAACTGCTTTCACATGGTTAGGGTTTCTTTCGTCGTAGAACTTAAAAAAGTTATGAAGGTCGATTCGTGCCATTGTTGTCTCCGAAATACTTTTGATACAGTTGACTTGCTTCTACATGCTTTCCATTATTTGTGAGGTCTTTAATCACTTTGAGCATCTTCCTTTTAAAATTAGTCGAAGATTCTGCCCCATCCATCATTCCCTCCTGGACACCAGCGGTGCTTGAGCATTGCTTTGGCGTAAATAGTCTTCTTACCATTTGTCACTGGACCAGTGTAATTATCATTACAGGAACCGTATGGGTCATTGCAATAGTAACCT